GTCATGTTGTCTGAATACGTGTGTTAGTTCTATCATTCGGAAGCCTTCACTTTTCCAAACGTGTGCATAGAAAAAATAAATACCTCTATACATTTGTAATAGTATATTCTTCTCGTCTGACTTGACTACTGGAGGCAATTGGTAAAGGTCTCCAAACATAATGATTTGTATTCCGCCAAATGGTCTGTTGTCCATGCGGTAGAGTCTTAACTTCTTGTCAATGTAGTCTAATACATCGGGACGTACCATGCTTATTTCGTCGATGATTAATGTGTTAAGACGCTTAAAGAGTTCAATCTTTGACTGCTTCAGGTTTCCACGCATAGGAGCGTTAGGGTCTTGTACGCCAAATGGAATGCCAAACAAACTATGCAATGTAACACCTCCAGCGTTAATAGCTGCAATGCCAGTTGGTGCTGTTACAGCCAATTGTTTGTTAGTGTGTTTTACTATGAATTTAAGGAATGTGGTTTTACCAGTTCCAGCTTTGCCTGTAATATACAAGCACTCATTTGTTTCTTCGATTAGCTTAAACGCTTCTGCCATTTCTGGAGTAAGGCTCGACCAATCTTTTTGTTTTTGCGATGTTGGTGCAACTGTATTTGTTGACGTCTCGCTAACTCCTACATAATCCATATTATAATTCGTTGATAGTAAATATTTCGTCTTTGTTGTCGAATAGAATATCATCGTTATCTTCCAGTTCGTCTGCATAAATAACAATAGGCTCTTCTTCTCCGTCTCTCTTGACAATTAGCTGGGCGTCTTTGTCAATTTTTAGTACAACTCCTGATTCCAGTTCAACTTCTATATAGTCAGTCGAGTCAATGTCTTCTCCTATGATGGTTGTATCTGTAGGAGATAAACCTGCACGTTCTGGAAGCAAGAAACGCTCAAAAATAAGGTCGTATTTGATAGGGTCAATCAGTGTAACACCTAAGAGATATAACAATAGAGATCCTGCTGCCGAACCACGCCCACATCCTACCAAAATATTGTTTCTGCGTGCCCAGTTACAAGTATCATATTGCACAAGCAGGTAGTCTACGTTATCGGTACTTTCAATGATATATTTCTCGTATTCCATCTGTTTACGATAACGTTCTTCTTGTCCTGGAGGCGTTAGTTTTTCGAGACCTTCTTCTAATAACTGAGTGAACATATTGTGAACGGTACCATATTTCTGTTTCTCTTCATCAGTCATGTCATACTTAGGCATATAGTTGCGAGTCAAGTTATATTCTGCAACTGCACCATTAGCGACCTTTACTGTGTTTTCACAACATTCTGCAAACAAATCATCGACATCCCAGTTGTCACCAAATGTCTGAGCGAAGAACTGGAAGTGTTCGTCAATATCTTTGAAGTATTGGTCATCACTCTGTTCGTGTGCTGCGCCCTCTGCAACCTTGTTGAGAATAATTTTGTTCTTTGCGTCGTCTTTGTCAAGATAATAACAGTCGCTGATAAGGATTGGTGCTGGGAACTGACTGTCCTCATAGCATTTGTCGAAATAGTATTTTGTTGCTTCCAGAACTCGTATGTCAATACGCTCGGCTTTGTACTCTGATAAGTCTACTTGATAGAAGATGTCATCAAATGCCTCTGTGAGCTTCTGTAGTACGTCCCTATGCTCATCCATGTAAGAAGGGGTATATTTGTCCATGACAAGCACGTTACCCTCTCCACGAGTTAATAATTCGTCCAATGAGATAGTTTTATTTTCTACGTTGTCAACCATAATGGCTTTTTGAATCCTAAGAAGATTGCGATAACCTTTGTTAGTTTGTACATAAACCTTAGCTCCAAACTTTTCGCCTTCGTCATTGACAGTTAGAGAATAACCGAAGATATGCTTAATATTAGCTTCTTTACATGCTTTATAGAACTGGAAGCAAGCTGCCATTGTGTTGTGGTCGCAAATACCGAGAGCGTCTAAACCTAAATATTTAGCCTTCTCAACCCATTTCTGTGGCATAAAACTGCCATTAAGTAGTTCAAATGGTGTGTGTACACCTAAATTAACAAACTTTTCTTTGCGAGAACTGGGTTGGCGTTGTCCTACATATTTTAGAATATTTAGTTTGAATGCGCCTCGCATATCGTGGTAATAGAAACCATCACCAAACTTGAACACAATATAGTTAATATCTTCTGCCATCAGTACATCTGGTTCCTCCACGCTATTAAACACTGTTTCACCATCACGGTCTTTACGGAAGATTGAATGATAGCCTGACTTCTGTGTGTCTTGAAAGTATGCTTTGCCAAATTCTGGAATCAAGATTACTTCGTTGTCTACTTTCTCATATTGAATTTTATTATTGTCGAGCCATTCGTATAGCTCTGTAATTCTATTTTGTTTCTTTGCCATAACTAATTCTAAGTTGTTAATTTATTGTGTCATATAGTCTGTAGCTTATATTCAACTGGCGTGCAAAGATTGTAAGAAAAGGTCTGGTAAATGTCTTCATATGGCATTTCATCCCAGTCTTTGCCATCACTGTCGATTTTAGCGATATATACATCAAAGTATTCATTTAACTGATTGGCTGCTTTATTGATAGCCTCCATAGCGTCTGAGTCATATCCGATAACGACAGTTCTAACACCTTTGCTTTGAAGTTTATAAATCTGTGTGTCCGAGATTTTTTTACCAAAGGTGGCAACTACGGACACTCGATTATTCTCATATAAGTCGAGCTTTCTTGTCAGTGATATTACGTCAAAGATACCTTCCACGATAATTACTGTGTCCGTCTCATCTTCAATAACTGTATCATAGTTGTACAGGAGCTTAATAAAATCGTTTTCAAGGCTGTTATTGTATCGCCTTATCTGATATTTTCCATTACGTTTTGCTCGATTATTGTATTCGTCAATATCAGCTTTACTCCAAATATGGCGTGATACATAACCTACGGCTTTGCCATTATCTATGATGGGAAATATCACATAATCATCAAACTTAAAATTAAGCCCCCTTGTTGTGCCTACTGGGAAGTAATCGTAGTCTTCAAATTCAAAGCCTCGTGATTTGAGGTAGCGATTTTTGTAGCAACGTTTATATCCTTCAGGCATCTCAACTTCCTCCAGTTCATCGTCAATCTCATCTTCTTCAACTCCAAAAAACTCTGGAACCTCCAATGGGTTGAATGAAGCTGTTTCTTCAACCTTCAAGTCTGGGCGACCAATATCATCGAGAAGTTGGTTGATGTCTTTTGTTGTATGTCCACATGAGAAGCAGTGAGACTTGAAGAGTTTTTTCTTTTCTGTCTCAGCTCCTACAAAGATACCGAACTTACCGCCTTGCTTTCCGCAATAAGGGCAGGTGGGCACTATAAGGTTTTTTCGTCCACCATCAAGTTTAGCGTGCAGTTCAAATTCCAGCTCCTTTATCAAATATTCTTTGGTTTCTCTGTCTATAAACATAACTATAATGTCTTGCTGATGTTCATTGTCCTTGTCCTATCGTAGAACACTTCATTATTGTAATCGGTTGCAATTTTGAATACATCGCCCTTCTTAAAGAAACGGCTCTTAGCGACATTGATACGCATTGTTTGCTCTTTGTATTCGCTACTGCTCTGATTCAATGTAATTAGATGTGTTAGAGGTCTTGAAAGTCCTTTAGCTTCGGCTGTATTATATTCAGTGAATACGTTTTTCTCGTCATTAAGCCACTGAGGGTCTTCTACGGTACTTTGATAGGTTGCTACTATCCATACATTTTCGTCAGCTGCTAAGTCTTTTAAGTCATTTGCTACTTTAACTCGTTTGTGACGTTCTCCTTTCTCATCGTATCTACGACCTGAAGAGTCTGTAAGCAAGTCAGCAGAGTCAATAACCACAATGTCTGGGTCAACCTTAAACTTTTTCTTGAACTCTGCGATACTCTCTTTAATATCAATAGTAGATACATGAGAGTTAAATTTAGGATAACTTTTCACAAACAGATGACCAGAGACTGATTCAAGTTCTTCTACCATACGCTGCACATCTGAATCTCTTAATGTACCATGTTCATAGCGATATGCGTTACATTGTA